CTCGCCGATCTTGTCTGCAACCGCGAGACCCAGCTTTGCCTCACCTCCACCTTTGCCGCCCGCCTGCAAATGATGCCGGTGGAGTCCACCGACGCCATGTCCCGCACGGCCGCTGAGAGCGTGCTGAAGTGGATGCTCTTCACGCACTGCGCCTCCGACCTCCGGCGCGAACTCGAACTCGCCCTCAACATCCGCGCCACCTACGGCCTCGCCATCATGGGCGTGTTTTGGAAAACGACAACGCGCATCGAAGAAAAATCCGTCAGCCTTGAAGACCTCATCCTCATGGCCCAAGAGCAGGGCGACCCGAACTCCCCCCTTGCCATGCTCATTGGCGCAATCCTCGATCCGCTTCAAGAAGAAGTAGCTATCGATATGGCCGAGCAATTTGCCCCCGGCACTGGCACAGCCGCCAATATCCGCAAGCTCCGCGAAGGCGGCACGGTGGAATACCAGGTGCCCTACATTTTTGAGAGCAAGCCCGAGTGGACCGCCCTCGAACCGTTCAACGATGTCATCTTCCCCACCGCCACCTACGACCTCCAACGCGCCCCATGGATCGCCCGCCGCGAAATGGTGACTTGCGAGGAGCTCGAAGAGCGCACGCTCACCGAAGGCTACCCCTACGAATTTTACGAGAAGGCCGAGAACTACAAGGGCGCAAGCCTCTGGCCCGTCTATTCGCAGCAGAACCACAACCGCCGCGACAGCATCCTCTGGCAAGACCACCGCGACCTGATCGAGATTTGGCATGTCTACTCAAAGGAGACCGATGAGAAGACCGGAGCCACCAAGGTCATGTGCCGCGTCATGCATCCGAATGTGGACATCTTCGCCAAGGAGGAGATTTCCCCCTACTCACATGGCGAGTATCCCTTCATCGAACTGGCCCGCGAGCGTGTGAGCCGGTGCATCTTGGAAGCCCGTGGCATCCCCGAGATCGTTTCGACCATGCAGGCCGAGATTAAAACGCAGCGAGACTATCGCACAGACCGCGCCGGAATCGCCATCCTTCCCCCCATGCGCGTGCCGGCCAATCGTGGCAAGCTCGACATCATTCTCGGCCCAGCCGTGCAAATCCCCGAACGCCGGCCGAATGAGTTTGGCTGGATGCAGCCGCCGCCGTTCGACCAAGGAACCATCGAGATCGAACGCGCCGTGCGCCGCGATGTTAACGAATATTTCGGCATGGCAGGTGAGGGAGTCGATCCCAACTATGTCGCCCTCGTCACACAGCATACGGTGGACCGTTGGCTCCGCGACTTCAAAGCCATCATCACGCAGACCTACCAGCTTATGCAGCAATACATGCTGCCGGTGCAAATCCTCCGCGTCTCCGGCGGGCAGGCTCTCCCCTTCCAAGCCGACCGCGAAAGCATCCAAGGCAAGTTCGACCTCATCATTGATTGGGACGCCAAGAACCTCGACGCCGAAGCCCTCGGCGTGAAGCTGAACTATATCAGCCAAGCCATCGTGCCTATGGATGTCGCTGGTGTCATCGACCGCGCCGGGCTCGTCAAATTTGTGATGGCCGCAGTGGATCCAAACCTCGCCGAGCTCCTCGTCCGCGACCCCGGCCCCGCCGCCGCCGCCGAGTCCAACGAAGAGCAACTCGCCTTTACGAAAATTGCCGCAGGCACCGAACCCGAACTCCCAGGCGAAGGCCAAAACCACCAGCTCCGCGCCCAAGTCCTCCAAGGCATCATCCAAGCCAACCCTGCCGTGCAGCAGCGCTACCAGCAGGATGAGATTTTCCGCTCAATGATCGAAGCCCGCATGAAGGGCTTTAACTTCCAGATGCAGCAACAACAAAACGCCCAGATCGGCCGCCAAGGCACGCTGCCAGCGTTGCAACAATCCCCCCAACAACCCACCCCCCAATAACAACCCATGAGAACCGTAACATTCCAATCCGTCCTCGACGGAGCCGCCGCCCGCATTGGGCTTGACCCAACGCAGACTATCCAGCCATCCACGGCATCTGCGCTTACTGAATATATCAACACCCGCACTCGCTTTGCGTGGGAGGCATACAAGTGGCCTGAGCTTTCGGCTATCGAGAAGCGTCAGTTCCGCCAGACTTATGATGCGGCAGTGGCTTACGCCGTTGGCGCTGAGGTTTTTTACCTTGGCCAATACTACCGCAAGACCGCTGCTGGCTTGGCTGGCGTGCTGCCTACCGTCAGCGCGACATGGACCTCGGCCGCGACCCTCACCGATTTCGTGCGGTCGATTGACTTTGACCAAACCTTTACGGCCACCTCAGCCACCACAAAGGCCACACCGATTGGCGAGGTGATGCATGTTTACCGGCAAGATCCCCGCGTCGTTCGCTACGCCGAGCGCGTCAACTTTTGGGTCACAGACTCGGGAGCCATCGTCGGCCCGACTCAGTTCACAAATGCAACGCCGAACGAGGTGTATGTGGAGTTCACAATCCGTCCGACCATGTTCAACACCAGCTCAAATGACGCTGACTTCCCTCGCGTGATTTCCGAGTATGTCAAATTCTCGGCCGCCGCCGATGCGCTGCGCGAAGACGGGCAATTCGACAAGGCAAGCTATATGGATGGCTTGGCCGCTGATGCGCTCCAGAAGGAAATGGACATCATCGAGCTCAAGCAGGGCCAGACTCGCTTGCAGGGCAACCGCCGCGACCTCTTCCCAAGCACTCCGATGCAGCGTGCATCGTCCAGCCCCGTTGCCAGCGCACTCGACAAAGCGACAGGCCAAGCCCGCTAACGCCGCATGAAAACCGTCCGCCTCCAGCAGCTCCTCGACAGCATTACAGCCAGGGCAGGGATCGATCCCAACCTGCCTGAGAACGCTCGTCGCGGAGCGCTGGTGATGGACTATGTGCAGGAGGCCGTCAACTACGCTTGGACCTTTTTCGACTGGCCGGAGATCAACCATATCGAGGAGCGCATCGTCCTAGGTGCAGGCTTTGCCGAAGGAGGCTACACCTACGAGAGCGACTATGCTGGGACGGTCTCCTACATTGGCCGTGCCATCGAGGGCAGCACATTTGACCAAGCTGTGTGGCGCATCAAGCGCGTCACCACCAATGCCGCCGGAGCAGCGCTCAATATCGACACCGCGCTCAATGTGGCGTGGAACAACCGACTCACCGCAACCTATGTCGAGGACAGTCAGAACTCCCCATCCGTTGAGATTCCCTATGTGTTGCTTTACTCGGAGAGCCGCACGCCTATTGGCGCAGTCTCTGCCGTGTATGCGTCAAACCCCGACACCTCGCTCGCGTATTCGCTGAAATATAGCGTCACCGAAGACCGGCTCTTAATTACAGATACCGCCTACGCTGGCGGCACGGTTTACATCTCATTCACCGAGCCTGTGCCGGAGTTCACCATAGCCAGCTACGACGCGAAGACCGCCTATGCCCTTGGCGACCTCGTTTACCACAACCCCACCGGCGACTGCTACCGTGCCACCCTCGCCACCACTGGCAATGCGCCAACAAATACCGGCTACTGGTCCAAGCAAGCCATTCCGTTTTTTCTCGGAGACTACATCAAGACCAGCGGCCTTGCCTCCATCATGCTTGAAGAGCCCAACATGGAGAACAAAGCCAACTACCTCACCGCCCGCGCCGAGGGTCAACTCCTCAAAGCCATGGACGACGCGTGGCTCCGCCGAGGCGAGGTGCGCCGCTACTCCGCCAGCTTCCAATAACCACCCCCCTTGACACCCTCTCCCATAATTAAATTAACGCATGAGTAATCCCACTATTCAGATCGCCGCTCGAAACACCGCTGGCATTGTCCAGCCCGTCCAAGCCACACCAGATGGGGCTCTGCGGGTGAGCACAGGTTTTCCGACTCCCGCTTATACTAAATACGAAAATGTTCGTTTCGCCGCACCCGCGACGAACAATACAAACTATGTCGATTTCACTTTTGAAGGCACCTCTGTAGCCCGAATCGTGAATACCTATTTCGGAGCCAATCCCCCCACGGCCGACAACGCGGAGATCCGCAGCGTCGAAATTAAATTCCCTCCTTACGCGTAAATGTCGCAAGTCTTTTTCAATCCCTTTTCCGGCGCAGCGCAGAATATCGCCATCCCGCAGCTCGACTCCTCGGGCCAAATTTCCAGCACGCTTATACCGGACGATTTTGACGATGTTCAGCGTTTCCCGACCGTCGCCGATTTTCCGAACCCCGGCGTCGTAGCCCGTATCTATTTTCCAGCAGACACCAACATTCCCCACCGTTGGGATCCGCCCACACTTTCCTACACACCCATCGTCGCCGATTCGGACGGCGGTGAGTTCTGAAGGAGTAACCCCGCAGTAACAACCCCCCCATAGAAAGCATCCAATAACATGCCCTCAAACATTCGCATCAAACGCCGGTTGACCGGTGCAGCCGGAGCACCTGCAAGCCTGCTCTCAGGCGAGCAAGCCTACAACAAGGTGGACGGTGTCCTCTACATCGGCGACGGCTCCGCAGTCGTGCCAATCGGCGGCGCCCACTACGCAACCGCAGCCGCTCTCGCTACTGAGACCAGCAATCGCACATCGGCAATCTCCTCGGAGAATTCCCGTGCAGTCGCCGCAGAGCTCGCACTCGGAACCCGCATCGACAATGTGTTGAGCAATGTCACCCCCGGTTCGCTCGACTCCCTCACCGAGGTTGTCACAGCCTTCCAAGCGGCAGACAGCAACCTCAACGGTGCCATCACCAGCCTCGCCAATAGCGCCTCCTCCGCCCTCACAGCGGAAGTGAACCGCGCCACGGCAGCCGAAGGCGTTATCGCCGCCAATCTGGCGACAGAGATCAGCGACCGCGCCGCCGCCATCACGACCGTCCAGTCGAACATCAACACCGTTGCCGCAAATCTCGCCACCGAGACATCCGCTCGCACCAGTGCTGATTCCACGCTGACATCGAACCTCGCCAGCGAAATCTCGCGTGCGACCGCCGCTGAAGGCGTCATCGCCGCAAATCTCGCCACCGAGATCACGGATCGTGCCGCAGCAGTGTCCGCAGTGACCAGCTCGCTGAACAGCGAGATTTCCCGCGCCACAGCAGCCGAGAACTCCATCTCGACCCGCGTTTCGGCCCTCGAGGCAGAAATCGACGGCGGAAGCTTCTAGTAGCTCTCCCCCCTCCCCACAGCGGTGGCGCGGTTCACCCCGCGCCATCGCTCCACGGGGCCCCTTTCTTAAAACTTAATCCTTAAAACTTAAAACTTCCCAAATGGCCACGGTCATCCAGCTCCTCCGCACCACGGTTCCCGGCCGAGTCCCCACCGCCGCGCAAGTGGCGCAAGGCTCTCTTGCCCTCAACCTCGCCGACCGGCGGCTCTACAGCAAAGACCACACCAACGAAGTTTTCCGCCTCGCCCGCCCCCGCGACCCCAGCGACTACCAGCTTCTGCACGCCGTGGACGGCGACCACCTCTACCTCGGCCGCCTCGCCTGGGACGACTACCCCGCTTCCGGCCCCGCCGAGGATTCCCCCGCCTGGACCATCTACAAAATCACCACCAACTCCGCCGGCGATGTCCTCTCGGAGCAATCCGCAGTCGGCCAGTGGGCGAACAA